CCCCCTGCATCGCATGGTACACATCCCGAAACCGCTTGTCAAGCGACCTAACCCCTTTAGAATCAAGTACTTAAGGGCCTTGACTGCCCCAGCACCCTTGCCAACGCGTCGCTCCAGCACTCATGCGTAGTCTAGTCTTCTGCTTAATAGCATCAGTGTCAAAGTCATCATCGAAGTCTGTCGAAGGACGTTCGCGATGATATACTCGTAGAGAATGATCACTCTTTGTAGCTACAAGATACCAATTACTTGGATTGTTAAGCCAAGGAATTTCTAAGTTCTTGTAATCTTCAGGCAAGAGTGAGTTGATTGTGTTGTCTGCTGTATACGGCTTGCCAGGAGATCCTAAAATCTCACGCACAAGGAAGCGAAGCTCTGGAGGAGTTATGAGATTCTCCCATCTTAAACGAATAGGAAATCCCATATTATCAACCATGCGCGCTGCATGATTTGTTGCAAGTTGAAGACCAGCTACGCTGAAATCTACATCAACCGCAGGACGATTAGGCCATGTTCCTGCGAGAGATACCACTCCAGCTGCTCCAGGCGCTAATGCTGTAGCAGATGGACCGCCTATAAGTGGATGTTGATTATAGAAAAGTGGATTTCCGTCAACTGTGGAAACAGATGAAGTAAATCCTTGATTGAACACATTCCACGCTACCATTTCCTGCGTAAAAGCAGCACTACGCGCCAATAATTGTGGCCCTTTCTTTCCTGTAAGACCATATTTATCATCATCGTAGAGTTCTCTAGATGTGCGAATTCCTAGAGAATATGTTAAATGGACAAATCTCTTTGATCCACCCTGCTTCATCTCTGTATAAGCAGTTGAAGCATCTTCAGGTTTCTCTTGAAGTGCAGAAATTCCTGCCATTTCCAGCTCTTGCTCATACTGACTGTCCGATTTCTCTTCATTGAAGACCTTCGGATAATCAGATGCCTTAAGCTGTGAGTCAAGACTGTCGAAATAAATCTTCTTCAATCCTGGCTGCATGAGTTGTGGAAACTTCGCCCTAACTTGAGGCATTTCTCATTATTCCTCTCTATCCCGAAGGGATCTTCTAGAAGCTTTGCACTACGTTCGCTGGAACAAATACAAAACGAACACGCGCATTTGCGATAAATCCATCTATTGGATTTATACCAACAATCTGAATACAACTACTACCTCCAGTTTTAAATTTATCCACATACCAATATCCATTTCCATCTTTTGATAAACCATAAAGCGTTCCAATATCTGCTTGCGTTGGAGTATAATCTCCAGCAGCTATTGAAGTTTTGGTTGTATCAAAAATCGCCTCAAATACATTATCCTGCCCCGGAGACAAGAACAAAGTTCTTCCATCCGAAACAGGCTGTCCAAGTGGAATGCTTACAGCAGAAGGTTGGTTTGAAATTGCCGGAGGTACTCCACCACCGTAATATCCTGTTGTTATTCCTCCCCATGGAGGAGTAGGAGAACCCGCTCCATCTGTACCCAATTGTAATCCAAACGACTCCGATATTCCCAGAATCGCATTTGTAAATGATAATCCATCCCATGCTTGAGAATATCCTCCATTTAACATAAGAGGAGTTCCAAACAAGAATGTTTGCGCAGCCTTCTCAGGTAGAGCATAAGTGAACGGAGTTGTGTTCGCCTTATTCTGCACCTGAATTATAGGGATGTGCGTAGCTAGATTCGGTCCATTCGCCATTTCCTTCCCTCCTTTTAGGTGTCAGTATGGTAAAACTTGTAAGCTCCGCTCGCAAATGCAGCGTCTAACGCTGGATCTCCAAGTATTACCTGTTCCATCAACTTACCCTTCGCGTTCTCTTGCGCCTGAGCAGGTTTCAATTGATTCTTACTCATATCAAAGAATCTTCTTATCCTAGCAAAACGAATTCTTTTATGCACTCTACAACAAATTACATCTTGATAGACGTAATTTCCCTCAGAATCAAACTTAAGAGGAGATATATATCCTTCAGGAAGATGCTCTTTACGAAGCAACTCAAACCCTTCAGCAAGCTTTGCGCCTAATTGGCGCTGATCTCTATTCACCCATATAGGAATGTATTCATCATCTTTAAGCTTTACATTCATATAATCCGGAATATCATGCTCAATTACAGGGATATAAATATCTGGGTTTAAGATATCTTTCTCCGAAAGAGCCTTGTAATCAGGCTCTTTCGGAGTTGTAACTTTCGCAATGGCTTGAGCTTTGCGTTCATTTAAGATCTTATTGATAACATCTTCAAGAGTTTCAGGAGTAACGCCAGCAGTAGCCAAAGAAGCGGCCATATCAGCAGGAGAAGGAGTGGCAGGCTTTGCCGGAGGCAGCCCGGCAGCTTCTCTTTTAATCTGTTCACTAGACATACCCTACTCCTTGATCGTAGCACATTTTAGCATAATCTTCCGGTGTCATTCCGGCAAACTTCGCAGCTTTACGAATATCGTCATTTATTTCTAACGCTTCATGCTCTTTTCCAGCTCCTGCTCCAGCATCTCCGCTTGTAGTTCCTCGCGCAGCACTAGCAGAAGCAAAGCGGTTTTTAAGTTTGCCTTCTCTAATTTCTTCAGAATGCTTTCCAAGGACGGTCCAATAACAGTTTTCGACAACAGAGGGATCGTTTCTCGCCTGGATGCTTTGAACAGAGAGGAGTTTATCGATTTCATTTTTAACATCCCCTGTGTAATATTGAAATTTCTCAGTATTCTCAAAAGTCTCTCTTCGTACATTATCCGCGCGAAGAGTGAGAATTGCCATTGTTTGATCCTGCGTGCCTTTCTTAATCGCTGCCGCTGGATCTGTGAGAATAAGATTCTGAAGTTCCTCATCAGTTTGAGCTTGAGAGTCAGCTTGAATCTTCCTGCGCGCTACTTCAGCGGCAGCTTCTCTCTCTCTTTTCTGCTCTTCAATATACGCTTGAATCCCACTCAAACCATTTAATTGCTCTCGCATCTTTGCTAAATCATCGCCAAAAGTAAGTGATTTATCAAGCTTCTTCTGCGTCTCCTCATCAAGCTTAATCTCAACCTGATCCTTCCCATCCTTCTGCTCATCTTTCTTCATCCAACTTAATAAAGCCATGTTCTTTATCCTTTCTGCGCTTCAGCAAACGCTACAGCTTGCTTCTTTTGCGCTTCAAACACTTGTTCCATCGCAGCTACAGCTACTGGAAGATTCTCTAACATCGCGAGCATATTTCTTTGCGAGATCGCCACTGCCATATCAACTCTCACCTGCTCAGCATTCTTTGGCTCTTTTCCGTTAAAATTCTGTTGATACGCCCAGATCTCACTTTCTTTCTGCTGTCTCAAACTACATAGGAAGTCCTTGAGCACTTGGAACTCCTCCAGGCTGTACAGCTCCTTGAGGGACGCCTTGTGTGGGATTAGGTCTTCCATCCGGTTGATTTGCATTTCCTGCTCCTAAAGCACCTTGCGCTTGCGCTGACATTGCGAGAATGTCTTTAATCTGTGGAAGAAGTGAATCTACATTATCCTTATTAAAAGAACGCAGTAGATCCATCATTAATAGCCTATTAGCTATAAGCGCTTGAGAATAATAAAGCTTGAGAGGTGGAGGTATTTGAGGATTCATAATAGCTTCTATAATCTGCGCCTGCGCTTGAACCCACGCACCGAGTTTATCGCCAAGAAGAATATCATTCTGTTTTTCCATCTCTCTATTATACATAGCATTCGCTGGACGTAAGCGTAAGCCCAGCGTTCCATTTTTGAAATTATCTAAAGCCTTCCTAAGCGAATCTGCGTTTGAGCCATAATTCTTCAAGCGTGAGCCTATTCCCCAATGAGAGTACATCTTTAAGAATTTAATTCCCAATCTTGTATGAAACGTTCTCATATCTGCAGTTCGTAGATTATTACGATTATTCTGCTGCATCATCACCATTGAAGTTCCTGCTGCGCTATAAATTCCTCTCTTAGGATTTACAATCCCACCTCCCGTCCCTCCAATCGCAGGATCAACTCCTGCTCGCTCCTTGGCAAGAGCTGATATAAATTGATCAGGGCCGTCGTTATAACCAACGTCTGCTCCGGGTTTAAGTAACTCAATCTCCCCTTCTTTTGCAGGAACCGCAACACCTGGATAAAATTCGAGAATACTTGAGAGTTTGCTCTCCGGTGAAACACGCCACACCCCCATCATTGCGTAGTTACGATTATTTGTTCGCCAATTAGAATTATTAGATAACTCTTTTTGATACGAATGTAGCATCTCTGCGTATCCCATACCAAGATACGTCTCATCATCATACGCCATTTTAACATCTTCAATTGGTACAATATTATCTGGATAATTATTATATGTAATATATAGAATCTTTTCTTCATGCTTCCAATACTTCGCGCAGAGAGAGTAAGTTTTCTGATCCTTTGTGTATTTGAAAAATAAATTATAAATATACCATCTTGCCGAGCCTGTATCTATACCACTCCCAAATGAAAATTGCTCATTAATCTCCCTTTCCATCTCACTCTCTTGCACCGCATCTGGACTATTAAGCATCTGCTCTATATCCGCATCCTTATAGTACGGACTCTTCGAGGGCAAATTCTTTATATCCCAATAATCAAGAGGCTCTATAAAACCATAGAATTTCATATTCGCTAACGCTGGAACAGATGGATCAAAGATAAATCTATTGAGGGGAAGAAGCTCAGGATGTGGGCCATCCCTCCGAGTCACCTCTCTCGGCTCTCCCTGCGGGAGTGAAGCTCCTTCCCCTCCTCCTATATAAACGTACTCTATTTCTTGTTCATACTCATATGGAGTATAAACAAGCCCCGTTCCATACTTAATAGCAGAATGATCGGCAGCTTGCTCTACTCTATATAAGTCCAGCTCTTCTGGACTATATGCCATATCCATTAAGAATTTTTCTAAAACTTGCTTTTGATCGTTCCCATTTTTCTCCGGGATGTCGCCTCCTATTGTTGCGAACCAAAGAGGATCATAAAGCCAAATTGCGCCTATTATTCGCGAGAGTAGTTCATCGCTAAAAGTCCCTATGAGCTGAATGACTAAATTCGCAGCTCCGGGCCAAGGCCAATCTACTTCTTTATTCTTCGGTCTCCCTTTATATAATCTCACATACTCTGGAAGCTTCTCCGTCCTAAACGCAGTAAGCCTCATATCAAGATGCTTTACTTTATCCTTGATAAACTTCTCTAAATCTTCGTATTCATCTTTTCCCCATTCGCTCTTGCGCAGCAATATGGGAGGTTGATAGGGCATTTATTTCTAACTCCTTCTTCTTCTTTGCATTAAATCTAACGCAGCTGCGCTGCTCTTATTTCCCCTTATAAGGAGGCGTTCTTGGTCCTCCTAAATCTCTTGCTGCTCTCGCTTCTTTTTCAAACCCTTTCAAGCTTCCGCTTGGAGATATAGCTTCTCTTATATCACTCGCTACTGCTTTTATATCCGCAATAGGTTGTTGAACAAGCTCTCTATAACCCTCTCTTAAGCTAAATCCCTTAGTCTTTCCTGTAGAAGATCTGCGATCTTCAATATCTTTAGACACTGGATAATTCGCAGGAATATTAAAATGCGTCTTACTAGAACTAGAACTAGGATCAACCTTGACCTTCGTCATAGAATCTCCTACGCACTTAGCATTCTCACTCTCTTGAGATAAAGCGCCTTCTGCTTATCCAAGAACTCCTCAACTTCATCCTCATCTGCTGTATCAAAGTTCGCAACTTGAGGAATATAAGAGAGTACATCTAAAAGATCTATCAAGTACCTTTTTTGCCCCCACGCTTCGGCTTCTTCCCTCAGCTCTGCGCTATTATTAGCGTCTAAGAAAACCTCATGCCTCTCAATAATCGGAATAAAATTATCAATTCTCTCCTCTTTCGCGTTTATATTCTGAGAACTCTTTAATTCTAAAAATTGAATCGAAGCCAGATCAGGATGCTCCTTGCGATTTCGGGCCACAAAATACCTTAAATGATAAAGCAAGAACTTCTGCGCTGCGACTGCTTCAACATAAACCTTAGTAAGTTTCCATTTTAAGGCTAGAAAAAAGATCTTCTTTATAAAGCTCTCAATAGAACACGCCTCTGCCCATTGATCGAGGACATAAATTCTTCTTGGATCTCTGAGTATCCCAGCCACCACAAGAGCATGTCTGCATCGTCCCCCTTTACCGGGTTCCCCGGTGGAATGTTGTCCTCCGTGATTCGGGTCAACAACCATAAATCTTTCAAGATTTCTTGGATATACATCTTTCTCAACATCTCCTTCAGCAATATGATGCCTAATCGCAATTCTATATTGCGAAGCAGGTTTTATAATCTCTCCATCTTCCCACTTTGTATGCTTGGGAGTTGTAAATACCCCGTATGTTTTTTCAAAATGAAAGAATCTGAAATCTCCCATGTTGATCCTAGCCTTGGTCGGATCAATAGGAAAGTTGAGGAATTGACAACTGAAGTGATATGTGCCCAAACGTTTTTTCCAGCGCAAGAGCTTTTCTTTTGTGAATCCCTCTGGATATATCGGCTCGCCAAAAGGATGTAATGCACAACACCCTCCAAGTGCTGAATGCGTAGTCCATGTAAAATAGGACTCTTCTTTTCGTATATGTGAATTGAGATCGTCTGTACTCCACCTATTACCCACAACGAGTTCATCAAAATCCCTCCCTGGGTCATCTGAGTCAGAATCAGTTGCTCCAACAAGAATTTGATGATAATCTATCGTATCCGCCATTACAACTGCACTTTTGCGAGCTTCTCTTCCAACGAGATCGTCCTGGACACACTTATTGTAATGTCTTGACTGCAAAGCCGCACCCACTCCGATAAAATCGAAAGTACCCTCTCCGTGTCCCCTTCCGCTGCTAGTACGTCGTTGATGTAAAGAGTCAGCCGTCCATGTTTCTCTTTCTGTGGGTAAAATATCAAAGAATAATTCTCTAAAGAGGTCGTTACTCTCATAATGATTTGCGATTCTACCGCCGAGTTTTGTGGCATTTTTTATCGTCTCCGATACCAAAAGAATTCTCACATCCTGATTATGCGCTCTTCGCATCCATTGGATATATAAATCATCATACCCAAGATTCACGAAGTAATCTTCTTCTCTATGCTCAAAAGGCAGCGCCCACCATATAGGAGCGCATTCGCTATATACAGTGCTCTTTAAATGATCACGGGGGATTTCTATCCCCTCTTTTAATCCGTCTTTCATTACCAATAAACACATCTGATAATGAAGATTTCTTCTCTTGTCTGGATTTCGCGAGAATTTTGTTCTTCTTAACACAACGGTGGAGAAATAATATAGATCCATCAATGAATTGAGTCGGAAAGCTAATCTCTTCGCATTCCCCTTTAACGCTAGCGTATCTATTAATCTGTAATTCAGAATCGTAGAACGAGGTACAAGACTCTCCCCTAGTAATCCTATCTCCAACCCACGTTGTGCAGATAGTGAATCTCGTATCTCGCACTCTATTTGATTCACTCACACACTCTTAATCTCCTGCTCTTTATTAACAAGTTTACTTACAGCATTTTCATATTCTTCCCAATCTACATTAAGAATCTGAGCTATAAAACGCTCAGCTTCAGCTGCTAGCATGTGTTGAGAATGATACGGTGCTTCGATATTAGAGCCTGGATCATTTTCATCTTCGTGCGCAAGATCGAATGCATCTATATCTTCAAACTTAATCCCCGCTTGATGACAAAGGAATGCTTCGCATAATTCATGAATCAAAACGCAAAATTCTAAGCGCTCCGCAGCGGCTACATCCTCACCATCAAAAGCAAAACTTCGCTGATTCACCGCAGGACTAAAATCAGAAATCTTTAACATCATTTCATTCATATGTTTATAATAAAAATCTCCCACAGTATTATATCTCTGCGAATAATGCGGAATTGTTTCAATCTTATAATTCATAAAGCTTCGCCCTCTTTTTCCAACTCTACAAGCGCTTCTTGCTGTTCATCTTCAGAGAGAGCTTCACTTCCTGAAGTAAACGCAGTATGTGCTTCTAATGTAGCTTTTATGCTTGTATCTAATGCAGCTGGCGCTGCACTCTTTATAACACTCATTACTTCGCTTGAATCCTTGTCTGTTTTCTCAAAGTCAAAAAAACTAACTGGCTTAATCTCGGTTCGCGATACCTTTGCGAAGATATCGCTTCTGTCGAGGACATCTTTAGCAACATCGACTTGAAGCTTACGCTCTGCGTGATTTTGAGGCTGTGTAAGAAGCGTGTTTGCGAGGGTTTGTAACGCTGGAGGTAATAGCTGAATAAGAAGTTCTTTCCTTTGTTCTCTAATCTCCTCCATCTTGGCGTCCTGATCCAGAATGATTCCATGCGTAATCCTCATTCTCACGATCAAATATTCGGGCATCTTCTTGAGATATCTCAAGCGTGGAACACTTATGTTTAACATAGGCGCAATCGCTGCTTCTGGCAGCCCCGCGTTCTCCATTCTCGCGATAAGCTCGAATCTTCGCTGTGCTTGAAAAGAAGTATTACTATTCTTACGCCCTCTCCTTCTCGGCACTGGAGCTGGACTCAATCCTGGGGTGCTTGAGAATGCATTCTGCCTCACTGAACCCCCGTAATGTAGTGTTCCCATAAAGCTCCTTTAACTTCGTTACATACTCCTTTATAGCTCTTATTAGAGGAGATCTCGAATCTATATACACTACTGCCATGTCTTGCATTATATGCGAAGCGCGCAGCCGTTGTCAATAGGGATTTGCGCATTTTCCCCTTCAAAAATGCCTCACGGTTCGCGGGTAATACCCTCAGCGCTTGCGCGCGAAGCACTAGAAGCGCGAAGCTTATAATAAAACTCATCTTATAACACTTCAGTGCGTGGACGCTTCGGTTTTAAAATTTCAGAAAAAATTTGTAGAGAAGCCCCCCCGCGTTCGCGCAGAGAACGCGTTTTTTGAGGCGGGTGGCTTAGCCACTATACAAGGATATCTCAAGCACGGCGCGCGCGTGTTACGCAAGGTCTAAATAGTAACGTGTTACCAAAGAGTAGGTGACTAAAGAGTATAAGTAACAGAGCAACCTACGAAGAGCTTCGTAGCATCTTACCATCGTACCTATAGGTACAGCGAAAGGTTACAAATGCCTATCTACCGTCAAGATTCCGCCGGGACTGAAACATGGACTCCAGACAATTCCAAGATTGGACGCGCAACGGCAGGAACGAAGAACGTGCCTGTATATACGTTGCCAGCGCACAACAGAAAGTGGACCGACGCGGAACTGAAACAGTACCTTATCCTTAAGGCACGACACGGTGTATTGACTCCGGTCCTTAGTCTTATGACTCAGCGTATACCTGAGCGTAGCCTTACAGCAGTAACGTTCACGGTTGAACCCAAACACAAGGTTACGGTTGGAACGGAACGTCAGGTGACAATCGACGAATTGCGCCGAACACAAAAACAGAGCAACTGGGAAGTAATTGAGAATTGAGGCAACCTTGCACGGTTGCCTTGCATCTAACATTTTGTAACTCGGGAATCCGTGTATCCTGCCTCTGAGTGGAGGATGGAACAATGAGCAATAGCAATAACTCTACTCTCAGTGTCATTGATGAAGTTGAACGCAATGACGACGGCAGTCTCAACCTATACAGAAACCTCACATCTGAGGAAGCTGTACAAGGTCTGAGAATTCTTAACAACGTATATCACCATATCACTGTCTTGTGGGTGAAGAATATACTCACAACCAATGATATGAGCTATGCGCGTTACAAGCTGTATCTTGCAACACGCATCCTCATAGATATACTGTAAAACAAGTGGGGCATCCCCCACTCAGAGATAGGATACATGGATTTGGATTGTATAAGAGGGATACTCCATCCTGATACTAGACCGTAGCTACGCTTTGCAGCGTATGCACGCAGATTCAGACCTATAGGGAGAACTATGTCCCTCTTATACAGTCCAAGACTAACTAGGAGAATGTAAAATGCCAAACGAAACGAAAACAGAGTCCACACGCGCGTTGACTCTTGACCTTGCGCAATTTCTCACTGAAGCGCAAGAAAACGCACTTCGCTCTAAGATTCTCCCAAACGACAGGGAGAAGCTAGAGAAAGAATTCGAGAGCATCAAGGATGCGCTGTTAGCATCTATCGTCTCTCGTTTGCAGAAGGATGCAAACGACCGGATTTTCTCACAGAACAAACAAGGGTATTTGAATACCCTTCTGAACTGGTATCGCTCTACCATCTCAGAGGCGGAGGTGATTCAAAAACAAGCGTTCACGCGAATTGAGGAAATTCGCAACGTTGTAACTCCGGCTCAACGGAAAGCTTTGATGGAGTCCTTGAAGGATGCTCTACTCAGGGGTAAGCTGAAACTGGACGATGACACCGAGACTGCGTTCATTACAACCTGCGTCACAATGAGAGTTGATCCAAAGGATGTGAGATAAAAGAGTGGGAGCGTGAAAGCGCTCCCTTCTTTTATATAAGAGCATATATCTTATGCTCTTATATAAAAGAAGAATCTCTCTCTCTCTCTCTCTCTCTCTTTTGCGAAGCCATCTCTCTCTCTCTTCGAAATAAATGAGATTGAGTACCTACCGGGATGGTGTTAAACAGCATGTTAAACCCTTTGGAATCAATAAAGGGGGGTTGGGTGGTTGGTGGGTTATCATTTCACTGCACCCCCCTGTGGCGCGCGGGCGAGCGACGCGCGCGCGAAAATCACTTTTCGCAATTTTTCTTATATTAAAAAAAAAAAAAAAAAAAAAAAAAAAAAAAAATAATGAAAAATAAAAAAAAGAGCAATTGAAAAAAAAGAGCAGGCTGAAGTGCAGCGCAACTCTCTCATGCGCAGCGCATCGCGCATATAAATGTTGAATAGTAACGTACCAGAGTACCCGGTATAGGGCTATGCGCTTGATAATACGCGACTTACGCGACACATTTTGCACTTGACAACCCACCCGAAGGGGTATAGCATATATAGATTGGAGGAATCTATGCTCACTTTGGATATTGTAAAGAGAGCGAATGATGCTGATAAAGCGCATTCTGAAGCGGCGAGAGATTTGTGGAATACAAGGCAGAGCCTTAATCATAGCAATATCTCTGAGCTTGAGAAGACAATAATTCTCACAATTAAAAAGCAAGCATTAAGCGCAGCTACGAAAGAGCGCGAGTTAGCTCACGCTGCGTATGATCGTGCGAAAGCGATTGGGATAAGTTCAGAGGTTTCCTTAATAATTGGAACATCTATAAATGTGGATAATATAGATCATAAACAAATGGCGGCTAGGATTGAACTTCTATCAGGAAATTCTGAAATGTCAAGAATAGCGCGTTCATTAATTGATGGGACATTTAATCCAAATCCAAAACCATATTGGGATAAATCAAATGATCCTAATTATGAATATGATGCTGAATCAGATAGGTACATTTTGAAAAAGAAAGAGGAATAAAAAGCATGAAAGAATCAGGAGAATCAGCATTTGCTCAGAAACAGGAATCGCTAATGGAAGTTACATTAGCGTTGATCTTTGGCGATGTTCCAACGAATACGGTGACGTATAAGCAACTTCAACTCTTATACGTCACCGCGCAACAGAATCTAATGCGCGAGATTGATAGCGCGTTTACTGAAGCAGATAGGATCTCTAAGAAAGAGGGGAAAGAATGACCTATATTCCTCCCTCTGCAAAGTGTAATGCTTGTGGATGTATCAAAGGTGAGACAAACAATTGGTATATGTGCGAGCTTCGTGAAAGCTCTATAAAGATATACCAATTCGATATGAACGAAGTTGCTCTAGGCATTCCTTGCCTATGCGGTAGGGAATGCTTACAGCGTTTTATAGAGAAGAACATCTCGGTAGTATATCCTCCTGTTGAAGAAGGAGATGCTTTTGAGAATCTCAACGATGATGTAACAATCTATCACGCTACACATCCTAGAGGATGGGAGAACATAGGAGGATGAAAAATTTGAGAATAGTAGTTATCACATCTTTACTCTTCGCGGGGCTCACGCTCTTTGGATATTTCGTGGGATTGGAGTTATCGCGATGATTACAACAATTGGAGGGAATGCTGAATTCCCTCTTTTCTTGCAAGCTATGAACGTGCGAAGAATGGATTTCGTGCGTTTAGACTCTGGCGAAGCTATTCTCTCTATAGAAGATGAGGATGGAATCAAATTCTACAAGATCCGTGTGATAGGATCAACAACAGATGATTCTGCTGGAGTAGATATCCAAGCGATTGATATGGAGCCTAAATGAATAAAGCTCTCGGAATAGCAATTCTCATGGGAATAATCATTCTCGTGATAATCAATCTTCCAGCGATAATTCACTTCGCTATAGGATTGATTGTTCTTTACTTTGGCCTAGCGATACTCGGAATTGTAGTATCTGGAGTATTTTGCTTAATTGGATTTTTATTCTCGAAATAAGGAGAGAATAAGTGACAAGAGAAGAATTTCTCAATCTTAAGCCCGGTGATAAGATCATTGGGAGATCTCATGGAGAGGGTAAAGTACACTCTACCTCCTATAAAGGAACATCCAATGGATGTATCGTTCGATGGAATAAGAATGGCGTTGCTACATTTCCATTGAATATGTTATCTACGATGTGGAAGAATTGGAATCAATCGCCGATGGCATCATGGATTAAGCTTACAGAATAGCGTAAGCTGGAGAAAGCGAACCTGCTTTCTCTATATCTATGCATCATAGATACGAAGCATGGATATAGAGAGCACAGGCTCTAAAGAGAAAGGAAAATCTCAATGAAAATTGCAATTTGTACGGGATATGGATCATTCCAACTCTCACCACAGGGAATGTTTAGGTTTTTTGAGCTTCAAAACAAACCTCTTTATGCGTTTAAGAAGAGAAGTTCCTCAGAGTTTGAGAATGAGCATGAATACTATAAAGCGCTACCTATTCTTCTTACAAAAGAAGAGGCGTGTAAATTCAACAGATCATATGATCTTGAATTCGCCAATGTTCCAGAATGGTTTCCAAATCCAAACGTTCCATCCTCTAATGAGGAAAGTGTTTGGTTTAATGAACATTACATCTCATCGTATGATATTGGATCAATAAGAGAAGATAGAACAGATCCTCTATTGATTCAAGTAATAAAGGAGCTTGGATCATTTGCTGGTGATGATCTTAAGATTGTGGAAGTACCAGATGATGTAAAATGGCATATCGAATGTAGCGATGACGGCGGGGAGTGGATCGCAGAGAATCACAGAACTTGGTTCTAAGCTCTGCAATACTCACATCTCATGCGATGAATGGGTATTGCAGATCTTATGATCTAAAAGGAGAAATAAAAAAACATGGCAAACATTTACGTTGTATTCAGGCGCGATCTTTCACGCTACGCGAACAAAGACGGTAAAACCTCTCGCTGGGCTTTTGAAGAAATCTTCGATCAGCGCGATGTTGCTGAGATGTTCGTCACAGTACAGAAAGAGAGGTATTCTGCTTATCGTCCAAGCGATACGCTTTACTTCGTAGCAGAGATCAATCTTCCTGAAGTAACGCAGGAGCAGATCGAAGCTATACAAAACGCATAGCGCGATTTTAGCACTTGACATTCACAAAAAAACCCTGTATCATGGTAAATAGGAGGGGTGGCGAAAGAATGGCTGCTACTGTCACGCAAATACCTACAACTCAATTTCCTGTGGATAAAGAAATTGAGTTAAAGATTCGAATCCGTATAGCAAGCTCAGAAGATTATGACTATTTTTTCTCAAACAACAATGAGCTTCAAGTTGGGTTCTTAGCAGATCTTTATGATATGCTTGATATGATTAATAAGCATATCGTGACCATTAACAATCTTACATACGGAGAGATTCACAAGATTCTCTCCGAGTAAGAAAAGAAAGGAGGGTATCGTATAGAAGATACTCTTTAAATCACAGGGGTAGTTCTGGAAGAACCATTGTAAGGCAGAATGCATTAAGTGCATTCTGTAGGAGAGAGATTAGAACGCAAAGGTCTTGCTCTATAGAGAAACTGAGAGCTTTATAGAGATTCTCCCTTTAGCAGTTCCTCTCTCCTACAGAGTGCATAAAGAACATGCACTTAATTTCTTAGGTTACTACCTGAGAATACAAGGAGCAATAACAATGTCAACAACAGCAACTGTTCCAAATGGACAGGACAATTCAGGTTCCCTCTCGCAGGAGAAGGTAATCTATCGCGGTTACGTCACCCTTAAAGAGGATGGCGGAATCAAGGACTTCAACGCAAAGCAAGAATCTGTGAAGAATCTTTCATGGACCAAGCTTGAGAAAGATGGTTACCAGCAATGGAATCAGAACGAGTTCATTAAATACACAGTGAACTCTGACGAAGGATTCAATCTGCTTGTTCCTGATGAAACACAGAGGCTCTATATCATTCAAGCGGGATTGAACTATCTGCAAAATTCCAAAGCGAATGCCTTCATGGCAGCGCGGCAAGAGACAGCAGGGAATGAAAATTCTCCCACATACAACGATCAAGTCATCGATTTGAGAGAGGCTATTAATGAGCCTCCTTCGAAGAGAGCTTTGACAGATCAGCAGAAGCTTGAGCGCTTGGTAAAGCAAATGGGTCTTTCTGGAGATCAGATGGCTCTTATGTTTGCAGAGCTTCAGAAGCGCTTTGCTGCGCCGGCACAGCTTACTGAGGAATCCGAAGAGATTTCACAGTAAGATCGCAAGTTCCTCCGTGTTGGGAGCTTATACAATCAACACTCTCGTATAAGCTCCCATTTCTTTCACAAAGAGCGTAAGCTCCTTCAAATGCTCCCGACGGGAGGGGAAGGAATAAACACACAATGTATGTATTCTTCGAGCATCATAAAGATGCTAATGGCACTGTTTTAGCTACTGATGTAGTGTGCTCTAGCTATGAGAGTGGAAATGGAATTGATTGGAAAAAAGATAAGCTTCACATGGAGTTAATGACAAGGCTCTTTAAAACTCCTCCAATTGCAGTACGTACTTATAATGAAACATCGCATGTATGGTCTTATCTCGGAGATGCTGGGATGCATCTTCTGGAGACTATACAAGAGTTCTTTAAAAAGCTAAATGTACTCATTAACTTCTATGAGATTGATTCTCTAGAAGAGAATCTTGGAAGATTCAATATTCGCAAAGCGAAGAAAATTGATCCATCGCAATTCTTTTACAACAGAGCAATACCAACATCTGTGGAAATAACGAAGAGCGATGCAGAAGCTTTTTTGAGAAAGCTTGGGGTTGTTGATAAGAAGAGTTATCGCATGAAAGCTCTCGCCTTGCATCCTGATAGGAATGGCGGAGATGGGGCTAAGATGAGCGAACTCAATATGTACTGGCAGGTGTACAACGCATGAGTACTAAAGAGAGAACTCTCGCCATCGCGAAAGCTGTAGGCGTATCTTTTTTGATGCGTCGAATTGATATTGTGCTCGGGACATTAGAGCGCTTTGAACAAAGAAGTACGTTTTTAATCCACGATGTAGAATTGGAGAATGATGACGATCAAAAGAAGGAAAGATCTCACAACAATTGAGGAACTTAAGCAAGACATTGAGTTTCTTGAAAAGCATCAGCCAGAGAATCTCGCAATTCAATTCTTGAAAGCTTTGCTTGAAAGAAAGCTAAGAGAGGAAAGTGTAACAAAATGACATTCATTGTGAAGAAAGATCCAAATTTGGATAAGAAAGCAGCCTTAGCAGCAGCAAAAGCTAAGGCTGCTGCGCCTGCGCCTGCGGCTATTACGAAGTATGTAAAGCCAGAGGAAACGAAGGATAGAACACGAATCGTCTTTGACGATAGTGGTTCTATGACTTCTCAAATTGAGAATGCAAAAACCGGAGTCACAGAGTATATGAGGAATTGCATTCCAAATCAAACTGCTGTTTCGGTTCATTTTCTTTGCACAAATTCTGAAGATAGTGCGAACCTTGAGCAATTAAGCACTGATCTTCCTGCGCAGAGTACAGCTTTAACTACAATTCAGCTTAATCTTGGAGGTACTCCATTATTTAAGCGCATGAATGAGGTAGTGAACATGCCTCTAACAACGCGCATGGTTGCATTCACGGATGGATCTCCTACGGATCAGATTATTACTGTGAAAGATTGGAACGACGGAAGAAGTACGCTTGATCGATATAAAGAGAACGCTGATGTAATTATCACGCAGGCAGTAGAGCGCAAGATTCCAATCGATACTGTGTTCTTTGGTTCAGAACGCATGGAGAATGAGATTGCTCTTCTCAAATACTTCAGCGAACGCACAGGAGGAATCTTTTTGCATTTTGATCCTGTAAAGGTTAACTTTGCCAAAGCGTTCAAGTATCTTGCGCCTGTATATCGCAAGATGCTTCAATCTCCATCTTTCAAAGCAGAATTGGAAGCGGGGAAGCATAATTAAATGAACGAAACAATCCAAGAACTTACAGAGAGAGTAATCGCAACAAAGTTTCCTCAACTACTCTCTAAATGGGAAAAACAGAACTCACATAAATATGAGTTCTTCTTTCCCACGGATATGGAGAACGAGCCTATGATAAGGCTCGTTCTCTATCTAAGAAACACAAACACAAAGTATACGCTTGATTTTCCTCTGAAGATTGAGGATGTAAAGCTTGCGTCAATTACCAAAATCGCTGATCCTTTGAGGTAGAAAATGCCACTGAATCTTCTTAGCAAATCAGAGGGACTACCACCTGAAGTGCAGCAACAAATAGGAAAGCTCTCACATAAGATGCTTATTCTAGGATTCGCTGCATTTTTCGAAAAACTAGAGGAAGGTCCATATTTACGGACCTTTTTCTTCCAACCATCAGAGGGATCTCTCTTCTCGAAGATTTTAAATAAAGAAGAGGAACTCGCTGGTACATTGCATGTAGAAAGTGTGAGGATTGAAAGAAATGCTGGACTCATTGCAATTGAAGTACCGAGAGAAGACAGGAAGGTTATCAGATTTGATTCATGCTTGCATGGATTACTTACATCTCCTCAAACTGTTGATATGCAGCTTCCCTTACTTATGGGACAGAATACTAGAGGAGATTATTTGTACGCTGATCTTGCTGATCAACCTCATTTGCTCATTTCAGGTTCAACTGGGTCAGGAAAATCTGTATTCACCTCTCAGCTTATAGCAAGCTTGGCGCTTTTTAGATCGCCGAAGGAACTATCCTTTACGCTTGTGGATACAAAGAAGCTTGATTTAGTTTTCTTTGAAGATTTAGATCATGTTTCTTCTGTAGTTAGAGAGGTTGAAGATTTGCGCACTGCGCTTACAGATGCGTTACAAGAAGTACGAAGACGTACTGAATTAATGAGTGGATACGCTCGGAATATTAAAGAGTGGAACACTCTTGGAATGGGACAAAAGCTTAAGTACAAAGTATTCATCATTGACGAATTTGCAGATGTAATGCAGCAAGATGAGATACTTTGGGCAGGGATTCCTAAAAAGGATCGTCCAACGTCTATAGAGATGTTAGTGAAACAAATTGCTGCAATATCTCGCGCGGCTGGAGTACATCTCATTGTTGCTACACAACGCCCTAGCGTGAAAGTGATCTCAGGGGATTTGAAAGCTAATTTCCCTGCGAGAATTTGCTTTAAACTTCCCACAATGGCTGATTCAAGAGTAGTTCTTGATGAAAATGGAGCTGAGTGTCTTCTAGGAAAGGGGGATTATCTTTACAAAATCTCAGGATCAGACATGCTGAAGAGAGCGCATTCTGCGTATGTTACCACGCAGGATATTGCTGTGGTTACAGCACAGTATGATGAGATAAGGAGACAATATGTCTCAACGTAGTGACGTTGAATGCACAGGATGTGGCGCTCTTATAGGAGTAGAACATTCCTATAATTGTGGATACTACGGACAAGATCCTCCAGAAACAATCTTTGAGGATGAAGATTCTGTAGTATTTGATGAAGAAAACAATCCATTCTGTACACAAGAGTGTATGGATGGATATTACGGACTTCGTGAGGAGTCAAGAGAGGATGAGGACGATGCCCAAGGGAATTTATTTGAGGAAATCGAAGAACGTATCGAACACGACAATGAAGAAAAACTCAAAAGTTACAAACAAAGCTACAGAAAGCGTAATTGATCCTCTTGCAGATTTACTTGAGAGAAAACTTGAAGAGATCAACAACCTCAACGCAAGGCTTTCAAAAGAAGAGCTGAAAGCCGATATCTACAGAGAACTTTTGTTTGAAGTAATTGATTCATTTAGGTGATTTCCCGCTCGGGGGTTGTGGAAAACCCGCAACCCCTTGATTCTAAAGCGCATAATGCCCTTGACAGGCGCATCGCGGGCATATTATCCTTCCCAAATCGGGGGTAATAAGCAATGGCAGCACGCAACAATAAAACATCAATAACATCAGTAAGAATCGAGAATGACCAATTGATCATTCTTAAGACTTTGCCAAAAATGGTATCTGCCTCGATTCTCGTTCGCGCTCTTTTAAGAGAGTATTTTGCGGGAAATCTTCCACAAATGCATAAGAAGGTAATTGAAGAGGTGGTTAGAACACAAGCGAACATGCATGATGCTCAGTTTTAAAAATGCAAAGGAGAGACAATGAGTGATGAGAATGAATTGCCCTCAAAAACATGCGAAACATGCATCAATGATAATCTCTTGAAAGAAGTTGGAATACGAAAGTGTGTACGATGTGGAGAATTATATTGTATACATTCTGCATCTATTATAGATGGGAATGAATATTGCGCGGATTGTTTGAGCGACCTGAATCTTCTAAAGAACGAAGAAGTATACGCTAGAAAAGATTATGATCTTGTTACAGATAAAGAAAAAATCATAAGGAGACGGGCCACGACGTATAAGATTAGTGGCATGGATTATCTCTTTATGCAACGTAGAAACAGCGCGATGAGTGATGCTGAGCTTGAGCTTAAGATTGAATTGTTTAAAGAACAAACTTCTCTCATGATTCTCGAAAGAGAAGAGCGCAAGATAAAGAAATTCCAAGCGCAAAACGTGAAGATTGGCACTGTCTCAAGCACTGTGGTAACTAAAACAGACACCGCAGTAGTGTCACACACTACGATGGAGAAGAAGAAGAATCAAATGAACGCGATTCTTTCAAACATGAAACCAACCGATGCTCTTAACATGCTTGACATGTTAGCGAAGCTAATGGGAAAGGGAAAGTAAATGCAAGCTACGCTTGGAAATATGCTTTCAGATTATCAAACAGAGAGCTTACTTATTCTCTTGGATAAGTATGAGTTGCCTTGGCTAAAGATGGATGTTGAAACAAGAAAGTTTCTTCTTGTTGTAGACAATCATTTGCTAAGTACGCACAGAACGTGTGCCGATGCTTTTATTCAAATGCATGTTTTAGGATATCACCCAAAACCCGGATATGGAGTTCCGAATTTGAGAAGATGGTATCTTGATTTCGGTATTGCATTTCATAAAATGATGGAGATTTATTATAAAGAATTTAAGAATCCAGAATTTGATATGCTCGATTGGGCAACTTATAAATCAAAGCCAGTGTGGGATAAATTAGATATGGATAATTTATATAAAGAGCATCCTGAGTATCATACTATAGGAGGATATAAAGGATTTGTAGGAATTCTTCTTCAGTATGCTACGAGATTTAAAGCAGAAAATGAAAAACTTCGTATTCTCGGTACTGAGATTTCTTTTGGAAAAGGGAAGGAAATTGTTCTCTATGAGGATAACTCTCTCATTATCTGTCTCGCAGGAAGAATGGATGTTATTGTCGATGACGGATTCTTTATCATGCCAATGGATCATAAAACAACTGGAACATTTAGGAATGATCCCTTGGACAGATATCTTATCGACGAAGGACCAACAGGATACATATACGCTCTCAGAAGAATTCTCCCGAAGTACATTCCTAAAGAATATATCACAAAACGAGATTGTAATCGAATTCTCATTAATATGATTGCGAAAAATCCTCCGGCGAAAGATACGATGGATAGATTCAGGAGATTATGTATATGGAAAACTAGTGAACAACTCTCTCTATATGAGAAAAGAATGATAACATCGTGCGAAAATCTGCTTCAAGATTTAACTCGCTTTGCAAATGGAACTCCAATTGCGAGAGACACGAGTCATTGTACGAATTGGTATCATGGTAAGTGTGTTTACTTCGATGTCCACCGTCAAAGCGACGTAGTGGGAGAGCAGGCTACGCTAAATAACGGATTCGTGAGACTTCCTTTGTGGAATACAGAGAATATCTCACTGAATGGAGTTTAAGATGTCACTTGTTGAAAAGAAGCCTGAAGAACAGCTAGCGGCACAGCCTCCAGAGCAAAAGATTAAGAGAGAGTTCAGACCTCTCTTAACAGGAGATAGAATTGACAGATGTTCTTTTACTTTGCCAAGTCGTCTCCAATGCTGGAAGGCAGGAGAGGAAGAGGTTAAAGAGACTCTTTCTGATAAGACAACAAGAACTTATCAGCTAT